AGGTAAACCATCCAACATCATTAAATACCCTGGATCTTTTTCCATAAGCACAGGATTATCAGTTACTTTAGCCGGTATAAATATACGACTTAATCCAGTTTTAGGGTCTAAGTGCGGTTCTCCCCATTTACCAATATCAATAAATCTATTCTTTACCCAACCATGACCTGCACCACCTGGATTAGTAGTAGCAAATACTTGAGGATCTAATCCATCTACAGTAGAACGACATGATGATATAAGTTTTAGATAGCTTTCTTCTTCTGATATCTGGGTTAATTCTTCAATAAGCATCTTTTGATATTCATGTCCTTGATATGAAGTATAAGCATTAACATCGTTTAAATGACCAGTTCTAAATATTGCACCACTTGGAAAAGTTATTTCTGCTGGTCTATAAGCAAAGTTAGCACCAGTTCCAGCATACATTACCCTAGCCCTATCTACCCAGTCAGATAAATCTTTTACATCTCGTCTGATAATCAGTGCTCTATATTTTGGATTATTAATCCATCTAAGTAACCATGCCATTCCTGCATCTGTTTTTCCACCACCTCTACTTCCACCATACAAAACCTCAAATTCTCTACGTTTTAATACTTCTGTTTGAGGGCCTTCATTTGGTCGCCATATAACTTCATTTGTCATTTTGTTCTGGTAATACAATTACTCCTGTATTTATTTTTTCTTCATCTGTCGTTATATCTTTCTTATCTCTCCAATTTAATATATTTTTACTAGCCATAATAGCAAATGGTTGTGCATATAAATTTTGTAACCCATTAGTTACTAATATATTTTCTTGACATTCCTTAGCTCGCTTTATGGCGTCGGAAAATTCTTTATAATCTTTTGACCATTGATTTATGGTATCTCTATGAACTCCAATTTTTACAGCAAATCCAGCAAGTGTTGGTAAGTCAGAAGGTAATAGTTTCACTTCTTCTTTTGTAGTTCCGTCTTTATAAGTAATTATTACTGGTGTTTCAAAATGAGGTTCTATGTCAAAGTAATCCATTATCTCATCACAATACTTTGGATCATAAGCAGTTGGCCTTCCTACATGAATTTTAGCTTTATTATTATTAACTATTGCCATATCTATATTATACATTAATGCGGTAATTGTTGTTTATACCACTCCCCTACTCTGTTTTTAACCACTCTCACGCACAAAAATAGGGATGCATAGTCTGGGGTAGGGTAGGGGACTATGCGGTTATTATCTCGTTAAATTTAAGTAATTAGGTTTTTTACTATCTATTATCTTACTAACTAACTCTGGTATTTCTTCTTTGGTTTCTGGCCAATATGCTTCTATATTTTTAAATAACTTCATTACATCTTTATCTTCTTCTGCATGGTGGGTAAAACCATCGTGTTCATAATCCTTATTTCTACCGCCACCAACTAATATGACTGGTATTTTCTCGTGATCTAAATAGTTTCTTATCCATTCAAAAGGTCTGTAAAGTAAGAAAGGAGTTATGGAATAACAGAATGGTATTTTACCTTCTAGTGCTAGTCCTACACCTATTCCAATCATGGTTTGTTCACTAGCTCCACAATTTATAAATCTATCTGGGAAGTCTTTTTTAATCTGGTCAAACATACCATAACCTAAGTCCCCAGTTATTAAATATATATTAGGGTTCTTTTGCATTTGTAACCATAACTCAAAAGCAAAATATCCTCTCATTGAATTATATCTTTCCATAATGTGAGTCTAAACCTTTAAGCTCTTTGTAATCACTATTTGTTTCAATAAATGTTACTACCGGAAAGTCAATACAGATTTTGAGTGATCCGATTATTTCATCTACATCATCTTTTACTTTAGATACAGCAAATCCAAATGATTGAAAACGTGGTATCAACTCATCGGTGTCTATTTCTTTATAAGCACCATAACCATTAGCATTGACTAAAAGTTTTAGATTAGTTAAATCAAAATCATGTATTATCCTTAGTGATTCCCAAATACACCCTTCGGCCATTTCACCATCAGAAATCATACAGTAAACATTCTTACCTCTATTAGCAAAAGCCATTCCTATTGCTACTGTTAAACCCATTCCAAGTGATCCAGTTGAACAATCGATTGGTTCTTCTACTAATCCATCATTAGCAATTTTAGTTAATCTATCAGGGTGAGTTCCCATTCTTAACAATTGTTCGATACTAAATCCTTTACTTTCTAACACTACATAAAGAGCATGAGCTGCGTGTCCATTACTTAATATAAATTTCTCGTTGTTATTCTTGACTTTATAGACCGCATCAATTCCATTAATTGCACTCAAACATGATCCAACATGAGTCAATTGATGTTCTTTACATATTTTGATTAGACGCTGTTTTATAGTCATAAACTTTTTTTAAACCATCGTATAGACTAACTCTTTGTTTCCATCCTAACGCCCTTATTTTACCATTATTTGCCACCCATGTATTACTGTCTTGTTCTTTTTTAGGAGCTATGACAATATTAGCTTTCTTACCCGATATGATGTTTAAAATCTCTAATACTTCTCCATTTGTAAATTCTCTACCACTACCAACATTAATTACTAATCCACTAAGTAAATCCATATTTTTTAAGACTATATCAATTGCATTACAAAAGTCGTCTATATGTAACCAGTCGTGTCTACCTTCCATTAAGGTAAATTGACTATTGGTTAGTATTGAACTAATTAGTTTAGGGATAAAACGCCTATCATCTTCTCTCTCTCCATAAATCGAAAATGGTCTTATGGTAACTGTGTTCATATATTGAGAATAATGGCGTGTTAAATAAGTTCCACAGACTTTAGTACAACCATACATAGTTTTAGTTTCCGGTAACATTTCTTCACTCATTGGTTCTTCTTTGTCCCCATATTCGGAGCTAGTACCAATAAAAATAAAGTTCTTAACTCCAACCTTACGACATGATTCAAGTAAATCAAAAGTAGAAAGTACATTAGCATCAAAAGTTTCACTTATCTCTTTTTGCCATGCCATATTACCATAACTAGCACAATGAATTACAGTTTCTGCACCTTCTAATAAACTATCTAAATTACCACTATATAAGTATTTTCTGGGTATACCTTCAGCCTTAAATTTATCCTTTAAATAACTACCGATAAAACCATTTGCTCCTGAAATAAAGGTCTTGTTCATTAGCAGTATTATAACATATTGCTAATTAACATATACCCAATTATAACCCTTAAAAGTTTTAAATTCTCCATGTAAAACTCTTTGAATATGATATGGTCTGTAACCTAATAAACGATTTATTTCTCCTAAACTATTCCAATAAGCCACTATATCTTTTGTTTTTTTATCTATTTGGAAAAATGGTTTAGCTCGATGTTTAAAGACTTTAATTTGGGTTTCTATCATTCTCTTTTTTAAAACCGGTGGCATTTTCTTTCCCTTAGTCATTTTTATTTAATTTATATATTCTAACACCCAAAACTTATAAATAGTTTGTCGAGAAATAAGAACAAGCCTAGGTGCTAGAAGATGTAAATGAAGCAATAAAGTTTAAGGCTTCTTCATCATCTATATCCCAGACATATCTATGGTCGCAATATACTTTAGTAGCTGTTTTGAATTTACCTTCTCTCATCCAAATAGCTATCATTTCTTGTGGTTTCTTTAATATTCTAGCTAATTCTGTTCCTCTCATTTTATACTAGCTAAAATTATAACTCCTACAATAAAGCAGACATAACTAAAGAAGAAGTTTCCTATTACTTTAATTAGATTATTCATAGTTTATTCTCCTGCACTTCCATCAATAAGCGGACTTTTACCATCTGGTGTTGATATATTCATAGTTTTTTAATCTTCTCTTTGATTTTATTTCTTAATAGATTTCTTACCAACTTATCTGTTGGTGTATTACCATAATATTTTGATTTCTCACTCAAAACATCTTCTAGTTTTAATTCCTCTAATCCTAGCATCTCCTCTTTACTAATATAGTTTTGGTTAATAAATCCAAAAGCATTTTTAACACCTTGTTTTAATAATTCTTCAAAGGATTCTTGATTAGTTAGTTTTTTAAATTCTTTTAGTTTATTCATCTTTCTTATTAAGTAAATTTAATAATTTTTATCTATAAAAGAAATATCTAATCCAACCCTTAAGGCTTCAGTCCACTCAAATAATCTACCAATAGTAATTTTGGTTTTACCTTTTTCCATATCAGAAATAGCAGCGTGGCTAATTCCAAGTTTTTCACCTAATTCTTGTTGTGAAATATTATGTCTTTTTCTTAAAATAGTAAGTTGCTCTAAATATGTTGTGTTCATTTTTTTAGTTTAATTAATAATTGTGTTAATACTCTACCAGCACCACTATTGGGAGTATGTTTTGATTTTTCACTTTCTATCTCCTCTAATAGTTCTGTTCTTTGTTTTTCAAGAGCAACTTTCTTTAATTCTTCTGCCATTTCAAAATTTGCTTCATCTCTTTCTTCATTTATTTTAGATTGTTTTATCTCTAGTTCTGTTCTTTGTTGGGTAAACAAATATTGAAATTTATCAATCATTTCTTCCTTTTGTTTTTTATATTCTTCATAACTACCATTTCTATATGCCAATGGTGCTAAGTCATCAATAATTTGGTTAATAAATATTTCAATACTTTCTCTACACTCTAATTCTTTAGGTTTACATTTTAAACATTTGCCATCTTTATGGTTAGTCATTTGATTACAATCTGGGCAATAATCTAATTCTTTAGGTTTTTGTTTAAGAAAGTTTTTATAATCTGGTGGGTCAATTAGTGGTTTATTTGGGTCAGTATTTAGTTCTACTGTCATATTAGATTTTGTTTTCATAGGGATTTAAGTTCTTCAGGAGAAATTACTTTACATAATAATATTAAACCTTTTTCTCCAATAAACGAACCACATTTCTTACAGACACCATCTTGCCAATTAAAATCGTGCATAGATGGAGTTCTTTCACCACCATATACTTTTTTTAATACTTCTTTCTTTTTTATCTCTCTATTATCTTTCATATTAGATTTTGTTTTCATTGGGATTATCTCCAGACTATTCGGTCATAATTTATAATTGGTTTTTTATTCTTTTCCCAAACTATCATAGCTGATATTCCATACCACTTAAACACCTTACAAAGATGTATTCTAGTTATAAAAAATCCTTTCTTTTCACACTCACAAATTCTTTTAGGTGTTAAATTATGAAGTCCAAGTAAATAAGAAAATCCTTTATTGGCTATCTCGCAAGAATGTTTTAAATAATCGTCAATTTTTGAATAAGGTGGATTAGTTACTATCCAATCTACTTTTTCAGTCCAATTAAAAAAATCAGTAGTTGATTTGTCTATTGTAAAGTTTCCAGTTCCATAAGCACTATCTAGTATTGTTCCAGTAGGATTTACAAACTTAATCAACTCTTTTACTAATTCTGGTGGTGTCATAAACTCATCATTAGATATTTCTCGGTGTTTAATTTGATGAGAGATATTTTCTTTTATCTCTCTATTATCTTGTTTAATGTTTTTCATAGTGGGTTATTTAAATAAAAGTAAAAAGATAATTAAAGCACCCAAAACAATTTCATACATAAAACTGTAAATTACAATATTTTTAATCTTAATCCAATATTCTGTTTGTTCGTTTAATTGGTCTAATACTGAACTAAATTTATTGGCTTGTAATTCAAATGCCTGACTTGGTGTTAATTTTATTGTTTGTTTCATATCCTTTTATTTAATTTGGTTTTTTAACTTATTAACTTCTCTAATTAGAATATTGATGTAATTAGCCATAATATTATTATTTTCAAATTGACTATTATTTGCGTTTAACCCAAAACTAGGTATCTCCTCAAACTCTATTGGAGAGGGAGTAGGGTGAGTTTTATCTATTAAATTAGAAAAACAACTATTACACAAAGCACCACTTTCAGTTATTTCGTGGTCAACGTGGAATTTAGTTCCACATCTATTACAATTAAACCAACCATTTCTTTCTACATCTTTTTTATCTTCTTGTTTACCAGTAGAGTGCTTTTCTTTTAAAACACCCTTTACTGGATTATCTTCTTTTTTTAAAGGAAAAGGATTATTAGGGTCATGTCCACAATTAGGTGCAAATTTACCAACCCATTTATCTTCTTGTTTAGTGGCTAATAGGTCTTTTTCTATTATCTCCATTTCTAATTTAGAAGCATCTATTCTATGTTTATAGTTTTCAAACCAAACAATTCTTGAATTTTTATATTTCATTTTATTTCTCTAACTTGTAACTTTTTACCATTAATATATAAATCTTTAATATTATGTTGTGGGTCAAATATATGGAAACTTGTTCCCAAACTATCAATTTTAACTGTTTGTTTCCATCTGATAAGACCAAAGAAAGCAGTTTTTTCTACTTCTGTAATTTTAAAATCTTCTCTAAAGTATAATTTTGGATTATATGTTCTATGTGCCATTATTTTAGTTTAAAAAATTAATAACCAAAGAATAATATTAAGACATATAGCTATTGGTAGATAATATTTCATAATTCTTTTCTAACTTGTAACTCTGGAACATCTTTGGAATGTTGGAATTTGTAACACGAGATCTTCTCTCCCGATTTGTTTTAGATATTTAGCAAGGTCTTTTGGATTGATTAAGACAGTAGACTGAATCTCCGGTATGTCTAATTTAATTTTAGTTTTAGACCAGATACCTTTCTTACGAGTTTTAATCCCTTCTAATACCCATCTCCAAACAGCTCTTTCAGTTATGTTTGGTTTTAATAGATCACATACCTGTTGGACTGTTAGATATTTAGATAATGTTTTGTTTAATGTTTTATTACTCATAGTTTTAATAATCGTTCTTTTCTAATTTATCTTTAACCTGATTGATAATTTTTTCCATTACTACTGGATACCAAACTTCAAATTCTGGTAGTTTTTTACCATTAAACGTCATCTGTTCGTGCCAAATAAATAATGTATTTCTTAATCTTTGGCTTGGTGATTTTTCTATCATTTTCTATTTTTAAACTCTGTAATAAAGTGTTTATTCTCTGCTAACCAACATCTATTAGTGCAGTATGGTTTACCAAGTCTTGATATAGCGATTTTACCGCCACAATCTTTACAAGTAGATTTATTAAACTCATTATCTGGATCAGATGGTGATTTTGACATATCAACAGGCTCTCTTATTATTTCACGTTCTACCTTTTGCATTTCTTCTGCACTTGCTATTGAATCATTTAATCCATAGTTTAAAAATCCTAGACAACGACCTAAAGCTGATGTTTCAGCAATTTCAAATGGACTTTCTTTTTCTATCTGCTTATTGATATTAGCAGCAGAAATACCAGTAGCTTTTCTACCGTCTTTTAATACTACAGTAGCTCTTACTACAACTTTTGGATCAAATTGTAATACTTCTGTATATATTTCAGTAATATCTTTAGTAGCAAGTTTTAACCTCTCTGCTACGGTTGTATATTCGTTTCCATGAATTTTGATAGGCATTATTTTAACTCCTTTTTGATTTCGTTTAATAATATATTTAATTGTGCATATTTAATACCATCTTTGTTTATCATTTCCATAGTATAAGTATCTAATTCATTTGATACACACATGTATAGAAGTGCTAATTGTTCTTTATTTAGTTTCATAATTATCTATCTCCACATTGTGAATTATAATCATCTGCTTGTATTTTTTGATATTCTTTAATTAGCAACCTTTCTATTCTTCTAGCTAATCTCCATTTAAGTATTTCTTTAAGTGGTAATGTTTGTTCAACTATATATTGATTATCACTAATTTTAGTTATTTTTGGTTTCATAATTTAAAAATATAAATGAGTAATAAAGTCATCATACTTTTTACCTCTAACCCAATGTTGATTAACAAAATCTATTGGGCCAGTTATTTGATCTTTAGTAATATCAGACCAACGATCAATTTTAAACTTCTTCATAAATCTTTCTTCTAGCTTACCCATTTCTGGAGCAGTCATACCTTTTAATCCTTTACAAAGGTATACCCAGTATTTATGTTGTTTTTCTGTTGCCGGATCAGGTTGATACATTATTCTTCCTCCTTTATAGTTTCTTCATATACTTCTTGGGCTTTCTCAAGGTCTAAATCTTTTTGGATAGACTCAAAATATAATGTTTCTTCGATCTCTTTGATTTGTTTTTGTGTCATAAGAGAATATTACCACTCATCAATATACTTGTCAACTACTTGAATATATCTTCTACTTGGTCTTGAGATAAATCCTCTGCTGTAATTTCAATTCCTGCCTCAATTTTTTTTATCTGTTCTATTAAATATAAAGCCTTACTCTTATCAACTCTAAAAGAACACCAATTAGGATCTAATACACTTTTAGGAAATATCTTCCATTTTCTTCTAAGATCTTCTAATTGTTTTTCTAAGTCTTGTTTAAGCATTCTAGTATGTGTAAACCAATTTCAGGATTAACCATATTTCTTAAAATCTGTCTTTTATTTCTTATATCAAAATTATTTAAATCAAAACCATAAATAATAGAAGTACCAACAATATTGTCATGTATTCTAGTATCAATAAACTTTTTATCTTCAATTTCAATATTAGACCAAAAACAATGTCTTTTTAAGACAATAGTAGGGTCAATTAAAGGTTTATAATAAGGTTTAACATTTTCGACAACCCAATTAGTTTTACAAAAATGTTTTAATAATATGATTTCTTGATACAAAGTCATATCTGGATATATTGCTAAATAATTACCGGCATCAACTCCACATCTACGAATATCTGAATGACTAGGACAAGGAGGGCTAGACCATATAAAATCAAACTCTTTATAATGATCTAAAAGATATTGGTGAGCATCAGCTACTATAACTTCATCATTTGGAAATAATTCTTTATATACTCTGGCTATATCTTTATTATATTCAACTGCTGTAATCTGGTGTCCTTTCCAAAGTTTTCTATTTCCACCTATACCAGAATATAAGTTTAATATTTTCATCTTATATATTATACCAGGTCTTAAAACTTAATTAATATGCCGGTAATGGTGATATTTTTCCCCTTACCCCAAATGATTAATTAGATTTAAAAATTTGACGGCAAAAAGAAAAAATTATCGCCTATACCGTATGCCGTATAAAGGTGATGGCTATTTATCGCTTAGCCACAAGCTATTCCCAGCCTGACTTATTTCTATCTTTCGATATCCAGATTTACACTGGTTTATACAGAATCACAGGCTCCTCTCTGTGTGATTCATTCTAGGGGATAAAATAAAACTCCCCCGATCGTAGCGGAGGAGTGTTAATTTGCTTGTTAGCAATTCTATTATACACCATTAGCTACGATCTAATGAAAACTATAATCACTATACAATATATAAATGGATTGTGTCAAATTAAAAAGCTATATAAAACTATGTCAAATTTAAATATCTAGTAGGTGGAGTTAATTAAATTAATAATTAACTATTCTTTGAATGGTTTTAATGGTTCAGTTGAACCACCATCACAAATTTTTTCATTTTTTACATACATTTCTAAACTTCTTCTATTATCAAAAAGAGTATTTCTAATTAAAGATTTAACTGCTTCTCTTTGATTTTTCTCTGAAATTGAAGCATCAATTATTGTTAATATTTGACCTTCCAAATAACTAAACCTATATTGCCATCTATCTAATGTATTTTCAGATATGACGGTTGGATTATTATATTTTGACATAACTAAACTCCTTCTTAACTTAACTCCACCTAACAAATATTTAAGGTTCTAATCTTCTAACCCCACAACCGAAGTTGTAGAGCCTTGTGAAAGCACAATCTTTTCAGATTGTAGAGTTAAAAGACTAATTATATTATACACCACTTGACCACTTGACAGTTTTAATGACAAGTGATAGTATTAAGACAGTTGAGATGACAACAACTAAAAACAAGAGTCAAAACCTTAATCCTAGCAGGGGTTAAGAAAATAATTTATAGCAGGTGGACACGATCTTTGAAAATCTAGCAGATGAGATAGATAATCTAGCCCATTAACCAATTATCTTCTCGCCGAATATAATAGGAATGAAACCTGCCGGGTTATCTTTCTTGTCTGCTAGGTTAGTTGTTTATTAACAATTAATAGGACAGATATCGGAAATAGCTCTTGGCTGTTAGCTGATACGAGAGCGGTATCCTAGCAATAGGAGTAAGCCAATAAACTTAGTAAGCTAATTTATCCTATTAAGTATAATATTCAGTTATTAAAATTATGAAAAACAAAAAGTTTGAAGTAAAGAATCTATTAGGTAATTCTCAAAAGAGAACCTATAGACGTGAAGTATTTAAAATATGGCGTGGTGGTTTTTTAGCTTGTCTGTTTATATTGTTCTTTGCGTTCCTAATATATAGACAAAGTATTAAATCAAGTGTTTCACAGCCACTTTCACAAACAATTACTAATCCAGTAGTGGAAGTTATAGCACAAGAAGACAAATACATTTCTAGAGGTTATAAATACTGCTATGATGTTCAAGTCTGTATTCGTGATATTGGCGATGAACTTGGATTTTCTAATAAAGATATTTTAATCGCTATGAATATTGCTAAAAATGAAAGTGGTTATAGAACAGATGCCATTAATCTAAATACTAACAAAACAGCGGATATTGGTGTTTTCCAAATAAATGATGTTCATGGTAAAAGAATTAGTAGAGAAGATCGTATGGATTTTATCAAGAATATTATATTTGCTTATACTTTAAGACAAGAACAGGGTAACTGGAACGCTTGGAGTGTATGCCATAATGGTTTAGTTAATTGTAACTAATTATGAATACTAAAAAATGTGAAGTTGGAAATCTCTATAAAGTTAAATATAGTCTAGTAGATAGAGGTGATGGAGTTAGATGTGCTTGGTGTGATAAATTAAACCCTAGCCAAAAACATTTAGAAAAACACGATAAATTAATTATGAACAAAGGCGGTCAAGATGACAACCGAAAGGTCGGTGTAAACTGCTGTTCGTCTAAAACCGCCAATGTTCACCCTAAAAAATAAACATACCCAGTCTACTAGGTTAGGCATTATCCTAATAGACTGAAATATGGTTACTTTAAAAGAAACGATTTATAACATCTTACTTAATAATCCTGATACTAGAAATAGTAGAGCATTACTTAAATGGGAGTTAATGAAGAAAGAAGGGTTTGTAGAAAACCATGATTGGGGTGATGTCTTAATTATGGAGAAAAAAGATTTTATTAAATGGGAAACTGACACAGTTCGCAGATGTTCTCAACAAATACAGAGAGAAGATTTGTTATTAGGTAAAAATTTAGTTCAACCAACCAAAGAGATCAAAGAAAAGCGTGTTAAACTAAGTAAAGAAAAAGGCTTTAGTTATATACAGGGAAAGCAATTAGTATTTAACATTGAAACACAAACTTATGAGTACACATAATTACTGTGGAGAAACAAAAAGATTATTAGTAGAAGATAGTCCATTCAAAGAGATTTGGTTACATGAAGAAGATAAGAAACGATACCTTTATATTAGAGCAAAACATAGGAAGATAGAAAATGAGAAGATCAAGTCTAAAACCACATCCAAAAGCTAAAGCCAAAGCAGAAAGAACATTTCACAAATATATCTGTATGAGAGATAAGTACACTTGTTTTACTTGTGGTGGAGTTGGTAATGAAGCAGGTCATTTCAAACATAATAGATTAGATTTTGATGAAGATAATTTACATTGTCAATGTGTTAGATGTAACCATTTTCTTTCTGGAAACTTAGGAGTATATGCTATTAAATTAGCTAGACTACACTCTTTAAAATGGGTTGAAGATTTAACACTTAGAGCTAATACTCAATCAAACAAATTTTCTATTTCAGAACTTGAAGAAATTACTCTTAAATATAAGGAAAAGACAAATAGATTAGTTTGTTCAGATACCAAAGACCTACCTTTCTAAGATTGTTTATCTCCATGCCACCACTCTCTCATCTTTTCTACTGGATCTGATCTATACATACGGTCTGGTATACAGTCTAACTCACCATTGAATGCCATATTTGCCATGTAGACTCTTAATTGAATATCTTTGTATTGAGGGAAACTATCTACTATCTGATGTAGTTTCTCATGGGTTTCTACTGGTAATGGAATTAGGTTATGTCTGGAGTTAATAGGGAAGTTAGGTGGGACTTTATGTTTTTCTAAATCGTTACGGAACACCACATGGTGGCAGTTTGTATGTCTGTCTTTTCTTTTCATATGACACTCACTAAATACTAGGTCTTTATTAATGTTGTATTCAGACTCTTTAGACATGGAGTAAAGACAGAACTATTAATACCGCAGAAATAAGACAGAATAGTTTTACTAACCAAACAACTACTCTATTGTTACTGTAGTCATAGTCTTTCATAGCTTTTTGATAGATATTCATAATTAGTAATATTTACCTGAATAAATAAAATGACCATCTATTGCAATTACGGTATAGGCGTTAAAATTTCCATTTGGCAACAAATAGAAGATTAAGAATCCATTAACCCAAGAATTAGCATCATCTTTAGCATAATCTGGATTTTTATTACAAGCACAAGGAACACAAGTAGCTATATGTGGTTCACAATCAAAGTCATTTATTTTGACTATAGACTGTGATGTATGGTGGTGTCCATACCAAACATTTCTTTCAGATATATTAACCATCTTATTAGCATGAAATTTACCACCACTACCACCTCTCTTATCTCCATGAGTAAAATACATCTTCCCTATCTTTTTATATTGCTTATACCAAACTACTTCCCAACCTCTATCTTCTAATTCTAGATACCTTTCTACTTCAATTAGTCCCTCTAGTTGAGGATTCTTATCAACCATCTTCTCACCCCACTTCTCATGATTAGAATTAAGCCAAATCATTTCACATTTAGTAGGTAAAGATTTTTCTAATACGTCTAATATATCTTTTTGGAAAGTATCATACATGACTTTGATTCTTTTACCTTCCATATAACGTCTATTATCTTTTTCTTCTTCATGGTGGTTAAGAGCATCCATATCTAACTGATCTCCACCAAATACAAAATAATCAGGTTTGATATCCTTTATTACTTTCTGGATATTATTCCATAAAACTTTATTTTCATAAGGAGAATGTAAATCCCACACTCCTATACCAACTTTAATATGGGGCATATATTAAAAAAGCCGTCTATTCGACGACTCCTGTATAAACGAGTAAACTTATTGAATCACAATCTTGTTGATTCATACCGATATTTTAATACTTTTGACCTATAAGTAAATTGATATAATAAATAACA